TGTGCCATCTACTACGGCGGCAATTGTTGCGCCTTCAGATTCCAAGTCTGTTCCGTCAGCACCTGCAAACTCAATTTGCCCTAAAATATCTCCATCTGAAACAAGTGTTGTATCTCCTATTCCAGTTGCACCTGTTGTTCCAATTGCAAGAATTGGACTGCCGCCATTACGAACAAAAGACGCACAACGCTTAGATCCTGAAACTTCAACTTGTAGATCTGCTGGTGCAGCTCCACCAACACTACGTCTGGTAGATGTGCCAACTAACAACCTGCCGGAGTCGTCGATGCGGGCACGTTCTGTTCCATTACCAGAAATAGCTATTGATCCAGAAGCACTTCTGTATAAACCTGTATCTAAATCTTGATCAAAAGTAATTGATGGATTTGCTACTGAACCATCAGGAAAACTTGCACCAACATTAATATAATCAGCACCAGCTAAAACTGTACCAAAGAAAGATTCACCAGAAGATGGTGCAGAACTAAAAACAATATTGCTACCACTCAATAAGAAACCATTGGTTCCTGTTGGATCAGGTTCTTGAACTACACCACCAACAGAGATGATGCAGTGCTGAGCACTAACAGGAAAAGGAGTTGGTGTTACACCGGCAACCTGTAAAGCAAAGGTAGTTGTAGTGCCGTCAAAGCTACCACTAATGTCATCAATAATCTGATAATTAGGCTGAGCAGTTTGCAGCTGATTACCGATATATGCCATGGTTTAGTTTTACTTTATTCTTCTATTGTATTAGGGCCTGATGTAGAAGGAGGGGTAGGCCAGATGACATCTTCTGGATTGGTGTAGGTTTGAGGAAGATCACGAAGGATCTGACGGTAAGCGGACCATTGAGCTTGATCAACGGTAGCGCCTGGGATCATTGTCCAATCGGAGCTGGCGATGAGTTGATCACGCTTTTCACGAATTGTTTCCCAAGAGTCAGGGAAGTCGGCCTGATCTGGAGGAAGAGGAGTATTACCTTCTTCTAGCCAGTCTAGGTATTCCTGGTAATAGCGGTTGCTGTTTGAAATTGGTACTGAATACTCAATACCATCAATAACTAAGAGAATACCAGCCAATTCGTTTGTTTCGGCTGAGTTGATGAGCTTTGCGCTATTAATCATAGTTCTGAATCCAAACGGAATGTACCGGGTGTGTTTAGCTGCATACTGATGCCACCCGTATTAGCCGCAATAGTATAACCAATATTACCGTTATAATTTAAAGTAACATTAAAATTAGTGTTATCAGTATGTACTGAAGGACTCACACCACCAACTGTTGTGCTATCTGCGCTGCTGTTTGCTAAGTTTCCTCCAAACGTCATTCGTATAGTATTTGTTACGCTTACCGCTGGCTTATCTCTCAAAGCAATACCCAGTGGAATTTGAATGTGGCTATTGTTTGAAGTTCTTGTTGAGCCATTGCCAATAACTAAGGCACCACCTGAAACCGTACCATCAATTATTTGAAAATATCTCTGACATTTAAGCAAGGTCTTAGCATAAGACTCATGCTGGAACGGTGTTGCAGTGTTCCCTACTTCTAGTTGGACGCCAGTAATTTGCCAGTAGTTATTTACAGCATCCATGAAATTAACTTGATCGTTACTTGCCCGAATACCTGCAGTTGAGACCCAAGTATTTGAAGGCGCAGCTAAATCGGTTGGACCAGCAGCTAAGTTCCAACGAACATCTAGTCCTTCCGCGTTGTCGTTATCAACAGTAGAAGCAGTGTCTCCTACAAACGACATTGTTTTATATTCCCAAGTGTCTGCAGAATTAATTGAATACTCAATTAGCAGATATTTGGTTGGGTTGTTATTTGCAAATTGAACAGAATAAGTTCCAGTTTTATTGCTTTTTACCCAAAAAGAAAGTGTTGTAGTTTTGGCATTATTTGATCCATACCCAAGTTGCTGGCAATCTTGACCTTCAAACCTATAGTACAAAGCAGCGTTTTCGCTACCAGTAGGTGTACTTGCTGTGTCTACATTTACTTTTAAGCTTTTACTAAAACCATCAGGTCCGTCACTTTCTTGAGTAAGGGTGGACTGCCAATCAAAAGAGGATCCCTGTACAGCCTTAAATCTATCAGTGCAAAAGCCAGAGGTTGTAGACATTGAAAAGCTAGTGCCCCTCTGTGCCAGTACCTGTGCCCCATTGATGATGAGGTTGCGATCACCAAGTTTATCCGATACGCTATCACCTAGCCTTTGGCCGTCAATATCAGTTAGTGCCATTATTCAGTACCTCCTTATGGTGTCTGATCTAAGTAGCTAATTGTTATATCTAATGCTGTAGCAGTACTAGCACGTGCTCTTAAAATATCATTTGATTCCATAATAATCTTAGAACCTGAGATAATTTCAAGAGATGATCCTGATGGTACTGGTGCGTTACGAATTAAGTAAACATCATCACCAGTTGTTTCTAAATAAACATCAACATCTGCACTGGTTCCTGTTTTATTAGAAACTAGAATACTAAGAAGAATGTTAGTTGATGTTGCACCTGCTGTTAAAACAGCTGCTGCTGCATCTGTAATGACATTTGTCGTCAGATCAGCATTAGTATCAACTCTGAAGGTATTTGCCATATCAGCCTAAAGCAACAATAAGTGCAAGGTTTTCGGTAGAATCAAGTGATCCTATGACAGTGAGATTTCCTGTAATAGAAAGATTACCGGGAATGCTTACTGTACCAGATGAATCTATTGTAAGTCTAGCAACTCCATTGGTTACTAATGCAATTTCTCTAATTGCTGGACTAATAATACCAGTATTAGATGCATTGGCAAATTTTAATGCACAACTATTTAATGCACCAGAAGATAACGCAGAGTTAACACCATCTTCTCTTAAAAGAGGATAACCTCCTGCTTGAATAGCGTCATGAACAACGCAAGTTTGTTTTACTGTATCAACAGTGACTTCACCTACAGCACCAGTAAATCCCTGGTGCTCTACTGTTGTACCGCGACGAAATTGTACTTGTGTTGACATAGCTCTATCCTAATGCAACTGCAATTGCTGTAGCAAAACTTTCAGTTGAAATTGTTCCATCTGTATCAGGAACAGTCATCGTTCTTGTAGTGCTAGTAGTAATGCCAGAGCACTCAAATGCAAGTTTTTTACTGGCGTCGCCATCATCACTTACTCTAAACGTAGTATCAACAAATGTACCACCAGGTATTGCAGAAGCTGAAGTTAGAAGTGTTCCATTTTCATCAGGAAATGTATAAGTTCTTGTTGTACTTGCTGAGATTGTGCCACTATCAAAACGTGCAATCTTTGTTGCATCGTCTGCATCACGAATAGCAAGTCCATTTATTTGATCATTAACAATTAAACCAGTGGTTGTAACTGATGTTAAACCTGCAAGTGTTGTGCTGCTGCTACCAAGAGCAATAGCAGTTGTACCAACAGTAACTGAACTATTTGCTAATGAATTATTTGGAATGTTTGCAAGAGCAAAGATGCCTGTTGCTGATGCGTAAGTAATACCAGTACTAGTTGTTGCACTGAAGTGTGCTCTTACTTCAATAGCACTTGGTCCTGTATAAGTAATGACACCTGTACCACTGTTATAAGATAATGAACCATCGCCACCATCATCTGTAACTGAGATTGCAGCTCTTGCTCTTGCATCTGTAAAGTACTTAGCAGTATTTTCTGGAACTAAATCTGTATCTAATGTTGCAGTTGTAGCTTGATTAGATGCATTACCTATAAAAATCTTTCCATTATCTAAGTTTCCTGTTGCATTAGATCGACCTGGACCTAAAACAAGGATTCGACCATTACTATCAGCTTTGATTACTTTACCAATGTTTTGAATCTGACTTGATTCACCTGTTGGAGGTGTAATTACCAGATTCCCTGCTGTTGTATCAATGTAAAGAGTGTCGCCAGCTGTTAGTAAGCTTGTGTCGTAACCAAAAGAAACACCTGTTGCAACAACAGCACCATTATTACCATCAGGAATTTGTTCAGCAATAAGACCAATACAAGGCATTCTTGTTGGATCGTTAGCATCTGCTGGTGCAACAAGAGGCCGTCCATTAGCAACAGAAAAACCAACAATTGCAACTGGTGTACCTTGAGCAAGAGGTGAACCTGATTCATTGCGGACAAGCTCAACTACATTTTGAGCCTCTTTAATTTCATAGGTATCGCCAAGTGCAACAGTTGTTGTTACTCCGCGAGCGTCTTCAAAATCAATGCTTTTATTAGTTAGCGAGCTATTAGGAATGCTGCTTAAAGAAAATTCTCCAGAGACGTTGTTATAACTAATACCTGTATCAGTATCTGCACTAAGAAGTAACTTTACTTCTTGTTGTGTAACTTGTGTAAAACTAAATGCACCTGTAAGATTGCTATAAGTCAGGCTTCCCATCCCCGTGTTTGGAGATGGATTTACTGTTGCTAAAGATATAGCAGCTCTAGCACGAGAGTCCAAATAATATTTATTTGTACCCTCAGTTAAGTCAGCAGTAGTATTACCGGCAAAGTCAAGCTTATCTGTCGGAGTGTTTAACTCCTCAAAGAAGCCTGAATTTAAAACAATAGACTTTCTTTGTGTCATCTTTTACTCTCTAGTAGTGAACTAAATTGATCTCTAGTACTACTTAATATGTTTATCTTAGCAGAGGTTAAAGTTCTACTCATCAGCAGTCCTAGTTGAAGGAAATTGTCTAACATTACCTGGCCAAATAATGCGTACTGCACCACCACCACCATCTCCTGAAGATTGTGAGCAACCACCTCCTCCTCCATACAGTCCACCACCACCACCTTGATTAACTCCATCAGTGGTATTTGATTGCCCTGTAGCACCTGCTATTCCAGCAGAACCTCCTCCACCACCTGTACCAACATTGGTGCCTGATGCACCTCTGGCACCACTTGCACCTTCGCCATAAATACCAACGCCGCCGCCGCCGCCAGCTCCATTATCTCCACTTGTAGAAGCTCCACCGCCGCCGCCGCCTGCTCCGCCTGCGCCTGCACTACCTCCATTACCTACATTATTTGCACCGTTCCCACCATCACCTGAGTAACCACCAGCACCGCCGCCTCCTCCAGAACCGCCGCCGTTAAATGCAATAGTGCCGCCGCCTCCAGTACCGCCTCCATCTCCAATAAAATCTCCTCCTATACTTGTAGGGTTTCTTTGTTCACCTCCTTCTCCTCCTCCACCTCGACAAGTTACAAGATTTACAAAATAACTGGTGCCGCCATCTTGACCATTGGTTCCTTGGCCACCTCCATTTCCTCCACCGCCGACTCTAATCGTAATTACATCCCCAGGAGTCACTGCATAATTATTGATATAACCTAATCCACCACCTGCACCACCTTGAAGTCCAAGAGTCCAATTACCGCCGCCGCCACCGCCGCCAACACAGACAACAGAAACACTGGTCACGCCCAATGGAACAGTCCAAGACTGTAAGCCGGGAGTAGTAAACTCAGATTGTCCAATTAATGTAGGAGGATCAATACGTATTGGTGGTTCAATCTGTACTGCAAGTTCTCCAGTTGATACTGCTTCTCCTACACGCACAAGATAATCTGCACCACCTGCAACTGTTGGAGGTGTAGCAGTGATAGAACCTCCTGCGTTGCCTAAGTAATAAATCCGACCAGGAGATAAACCAGAGGTAGGAAAGATACCTGCCATTGCAACATCAACTTCTTCTCCTGCCAGAGCTGAATTTAAAGCAAAACCAATGACATTAGCTTCTTGAAAGTCTCCACTATTTCTTGCATTTTGAACAAGACCACCTGGATACATGCATAATGCAGCTCCTTGTGTAACAGTAGCTGCTGCTATTGCGTTAAATTGTGCTACTGCAGGATAAGCCGGAATCGTTGCAATAGTTTCTTTTAAATCAATTAATACCTCAGTCAAACTTTGACTGTTAGGACCGTAAGGTTCGTAAGCTTTTACGTCAGGTATTGTCATTATTAATGTAGCTGAATTGGAGGTTCAATTTGAATTGCTAATTCTGTAGCAGAAGAAGCTTCCCCAACACGTGTTACATAGTGACCTGAAGTAGAAGGTACAACATTTGTAATCTCTCCAGCAGTTGTAGTACTTAAAAAGTGAATGTCACTAACAGTTAAAGTACCTGGATGATCTAATAAACCAGCAACAACAACACGAACAGTTCCACCTAAGATTGCATCATCATCAGCAAACCCAACAACAATAGCTTTTTCTTGCGTATCATTTGCAACTGCTTTACCTACGTGGCCATCAGTATCACGCATGTAGACTGCATCACCGCTACTAAGGGCTTCAAATGCAGTGGTGTTAAAACCAATACGTTCTGGAGTGAATGTAGGGAAGCCTTCTTTTAAATCAATTAATGCGTCAACAAGGCCACGATAATTTGGCTCATACGGTTGCCGAAGCATCGTAAAAGAGTTGGCAACCATAATGTCAACAAGGACAGTTATAGCGCCTTCTATATTAGGCTCGTAGCCAGTTGCCATATAATTTCAAACTCTTTTTATTTATTCTAAATTGTTAAATCCTTTAGAATAAAATTAAAAGGTATAAAAACATAAACATGACACCAGAGGTTATACTGCTAGCAATTACAAGTGCTTTTGGTGCAGTTGTAGGTGTTGCAAAAGCTTTAAACAACTTCAATGAAAAAATGCAACTTAAATTTAATGAGCTAGAAGATAAGATTGATCGTGTAGAAGATGATATGGTTCATGATTATGTTTTAAAACAAGACTTTATTCGTGAAATGACTGGTCTTAATCAAAAGTTAGATCGTATCTGGGAATACATGGTGCGTGATACTAATTAGACTGTAGTCCAACTTGCAGTACTGGTGAGATAGATATATAAAGTTGAAACAGATTCATCATAATGAAGCTGCCCGTTAATAGGAGAAACAGGGAAAGAACCATTAGCAACCGACGCCACTGCTTTTGGTTGTAACCAGCTGGTGCCATCATGAATGTTAAGAATTTGACTACTTGTTGTGTTAAGCCACTGCTCACCTTTGGAGTAGTTGGTAAAACCAGTAGGTGCAGCATTTGGTGCTGTTGAGTCTACATGAACAGGGCCTACTTTAATCAGTCCTTTAGAAGGTGCTGGAGTGCTGTCAGCAAAGTATAGGCCAGGATCAGCTGGATTTAAATTAAGAGCAATTTCACCCTCACCAATACGAATTGGAAATGGACGATCATTCAGAAGACTAGAACGTCTGCTAAGAATCTGAATTGTCATAATTAGTTATTAATATAAACTCCTGAGTCAACCACAATAACTTGTGGTACAAAAGGATCACTATATGTTTTACAGTCTAACTCACTACTAACAGCAGATGGTACGGGCTTGCCATTAAGATAAATACCACCATCAATTTCACCAAATTGGAAATCACTTGTGTAATCAGTTAAAGGCTGATCAATCATTCCAATCTTGGTTGATTGAATAAGTTCTGGATTAATATTAAATACTTTATTCATCATCAATAACATTGTTGTCGTCTTATTTAACTTGGTTCCATCTGTTGCAAGTATCACCTGATTAAAGGTAGGACTATTAGGATCAGTATCTAATTTTCTTGACATACTATCTGTCATCATGAAGCTAACAATATTTGCATCAAAGTTACCTGTCTGTTCAGGTTGATTCCTAGCACCTGTTACATCTTTAGCTCCAATCCATGGCATACCATAACCCATCATGGCCATGCGTTCTGCCTGTTGTTTAATTGCATCATTCTCTTTTGTTAGACGCTCATAAAACTTTGTAAGTGCATCACCAATAGGTTGATCATTTGGTTCTAACAACCAAGTATTAACATACTCATGATTTTTTAAGTTTGTTATATTGCAATAACCACTGGTTGTTTGAGCAAAAGGATAGATAATAACAAAGTTATTGTCGTCAATAATCTGACTTATTGTGTACTCTCCACTGATTGCATTGCCACTTGTGAACTCTAAGTTAATACGTGTATTAACACCAAGTCGATGATTCTCTGCAGTAACAGTAATATTTGGACCACCTGTTTGTTCATAGCTTCCAGTTAAGTTGATAGGATCATTACCTTCATCATGAACAACAGACCACATGGCAGCATAAACATGCTTACACCATCTAGTCTGGTAGTACATTAAATTAGGTGTTGAATATTCACCACCATCTT